TGGCCAGTAGGAAGCCCAACCATCTCCATCTATCTATTTCTTTTAACCTAGCTTTAATTTCCATAATCTCCTATTTATGGCCTGCTTATAGTATGGCCTGCTTATCTGTATGGCCTGCTTATAGTATGGCCTGCTTTCCAGACTCAAAAAAATCCTCCAAGGAAAAAATATAGATAAAGATAATGCTAATGATTGTTATTGCATTTATAGATTAAAATCTGGTTATAGATTCTAGATAGCGCTTTCTCTATTAGGTTTCCTTAGCCACTGGCCATATTTCTTATGGATTTAAATCAATTGTAGAACCACGTATCGTAACGGCGCCTGATGTATTTTCGGTTGTATTGCCTGATACTGTCGAATTGTACGAACCGGCCACCTCTATGTTTAGGTCTCCACCCACCTTTAAATTAGCATCGCCGCCACTGTTCATATTAATACGGCCAGTTAATGTATGTAAATTAATATCACCTGAGTCTACTTGTATATTTACATTGGCACCTGGCCCTATTTGTATATCGTAGTGGTTATTTAATTCTCCATTTTTATTAATATATAACTTATGACGGCCATTCAGTGTGGTATCGGATTTTCCTTGTATATAAACAAATTGGTTACCTGTAGTTAATGTATAAGAGTCTTTTTTGATCAGGTCTGTACGTGTGCCATCGGGATGAAGTTCAATTGAAGTTCCTGTACGGTGGGATATATGAATTCTTTCGTGACCTATGCGATTGCCATCCTCATCATAGGTAAATGAATCATCAAATTCTTGCAGGTGGCCAGACTCCGACTCATATACATGATTGTGTGGATAAACGGCCGCATATGGAATTTCTGGTTGATACCAAACCGTGCCATCTGATGGAAGTGTAGTATCTCCTGCAGCGGTGGTCATTGAATTATAATCGGCCGTTGCAATTTCTATTGGGTAAAAAGGAGCTATCTCTGAAAGCCGTGCTGCTCGTCTAGAAGTTAAACTTGAATGTGGAAGAATTTCATTTCCTTCTGAATCTTTTAAATTAACGGCCAGTCTATTGACATCGCTTTCGCCAATATTTCGTGGATAAATTGAAACTTCAGGTTCGCCGTCTTCTTCTTTTGGTATGATCTCGGCTCCTGGCCCATAGTTGCCATTTCTTACCGTTAGAGAAGGACGAATATCCGGGTCACTAAATCCTCTTCCTGGGTTGCCATATTCTTCTGGTATACCTGGTAAACTTCCCAAAATGACCGGCTCTTGACATTCTTCATCTCTAAAATATCCCCATACCCAAGTACCATTTAAATAAAAAGACGGTGAAAAACCAATACCAGATATTGAAGGTGAGCCACTGCCGTTCAGACAAATGGCCCATGGTAAATCGGCCGTTGGTAAAGAAGATTTATTTTCTGTATGATATCCCAAACATCGCACTCGAATACGGCCAGCAAAAAGAGGATCGAAACGGTCTTCGACTACGCCTGTAAACCAGTTAAAGTCTGATTGTTTTCCTATAAATTTGGCCATACACTTTTATTTTTCCGATAATTGTTTGTTTTTAATCCCTTCACTCTACGCCATAAATGCCTATTTCTTTTCTGTGTACGCAGGCCAGCATTTAACCTTAATTTGCAAATATATTCTATTTATCCCTTGTCCTATATGAGCCAAGACATGCGCTAGCTTGTCTTTAGCTTCGGATTTCATTGTTTTTATTACTTCCGATTTGCCCTTATAGAAATATAAGAGTTTATAAGAGTATACCTTATCAAAGGCCTCCAGAGAGACCTGTTCTATGGTGTTGTTGATTTTATCTATCAGTCGATTCATAGATTTATTTTATCATTGCCTTTCACGTTGGTTTGTGTTATGTTATGAGTTACTCCTCTCGTCTGGCCATTGAATTGGCCGTTAAAGGTATATCTATCGTCATATCTATCGTCAAAGCGAGCGGAGCGGGCGGTCTCTGAGATTCTTTCAGGTTTACCTATGAGGACCACTATTACCTCCTTTTGATGCTTCAGTTATAAGTAAATCATCAAGTTCGTATTGATATATGTTAGCTGACTCTGAGTTTTCTTTTCCTGTAAATGTATCTATATTTTCTTCAGGATAGGGTACTCTAACTGCGTCTTTCATTAAAGTAATGGCCATTCTGTGTCTATCTTTAGCTGTATCTATTTTATGCGCTATGGTCTTCACCAGATAACGTCCTGACATATAGGGGTCATGGTCTAAAGGGTTATCAGCACCTGCTGGTTCATATGAAGGAACCTCTAATCCCACCATATCACCAACTGACAATCCAGTAAAACCTCTTGCATTTAATGTTACCTGCATAGCGGCAAATACCATTCTTTGTGCAAGTCTTTTAGCTACATTGGTACCTTTAGGTTCACTTTCAAAATCATTATGTATATTGGTCGTTGTTGATTGTAGATATATTGATGATTCGGAAAAATCACTAAATTGTCTACCATGATAGTTTAACATCGGTGCAATTGATTTAATGTCCGTTTTACCACCATTACCATCGTGTTCGGTATGAAAGTTTTTATTAAACTCTTTATTATAGTCGTAATCAAAATTTGTGTATTTTTTTTTTAATAAATCATGTGCTATCGTTCTGCTAGCATAAACACCATTTCTTGTATTTTTTACTGTGTCAAATTGATTCTTTATTGTGAAACTATCAACCGTTTGCATTTCTTGTATTATATTAGATTCACCAGTGCCGTCTTTAATAGACCTTGGTTTCTTTTCAAATCTTGCGACTACTGGTCTAGCAGCACCATCTGTAATAGCCATCATATTTTCTAATGATCTAAATCTAAAACCTGTGCTGTCTTCATAGAAATACATACCACTATTGTTAAATCTACTTGACTCAGCAGATTTAGATAATGTGTCTATGAAATCAAATGGTCTATTACCATAAGCCACATATTTACGTAAACCTTTTGTTTGTTCTAATATTAATGTCTTATTTGATTCTAAATCCCTTCTAACAATATCTAATATCATTTGGTCTATAGAACCTGACATTGCTCTATTAATTTTCTTTTGTTCACTTGTTATAGCTTCTTTAGAAACAAAGTGTAATACATACATTTGTGTTCTTGGTCCAAGTTCTACTCTGTTTGATATTTTGTATATGTACATCGGGTGACCTGATTTAGATGTAAAGTCAAACCCTTTTGAAATACCAGGTGTGTTCAGTTTAAATTCTATACGTTCAAAACCTGTAAGTGGTAAATGATTGGCAATATTTTGACCATCAGCCAATACAATATTGCCTGATAAGGTTTTAGAAAATATATCTTCGTAAATATTTATTTCTAAAACTAATGAACGTACATTTACTTTTTTTGGTTCACTGCCACCATCAGAAGATTGATAAGATATTAGCAATATATCTGATAAGGCAAACTGACCAGCTTTTGTTAATGTATCAGCGTTTATTTGGTTGTACATGATTATCCATTCATCAAATTGTCAAATTCTTGTAATAGAACAGGTAAAAAACCTGGACTTAATAATTTTATTTTTCTTTTTTTGTCTTGTAGTCTGTCTTCAAATTCATAATTTGATACTGACATAGCTCCTGCCACCGTACTATTTACTTCTATTAGGTGTGAGTAGTCGTTTGAATTAGTTTTACCACTCGATTGTGCTATTTCGTAATGGTGTATTGCGTATGGATTGTCATACTTTTCATTTACAAAAGTTTCAAATGCTCTAAAATCTAAAGGCCAATCATAATATCCATCTTGACTTTGATTTGTCATTAATACAACCCAATGATATTGAGGGTCACCAAAATGTTTCATTGATGTATCTTCAGGTCTCTCACCATTTGGTATATCATACTCTTGATATAAACTTGCCTCGTTAATAACTTTGCTTTTAATTTTTACACGTCTGAATATATCAACAACTTGTTTAGATGTTATCTTGTCATTGGAATAGTTTATAAATGGAAAGTTTTCAAAATAGGCCATGATTAATATCCTTCTGCGATTAATTCTTTAGTCATAATTTCTGTTTCACCGAATGTTAAATCCATTTTGATAATAGTTGGCGGTGCGCCCCTATCATCTGCAATTAATGATGATATAACTCCATCTGGTGCATAGTCTATATTACAAGATTTAAGAACACAACGGCTTATTCTAGGTATGTATGAGTTTTCATTTTCTCTGTACATATATGTTATTTGAAACTCTGATGGTGTGTTAAAATAACCTACTTTCACTGCACCTGATTGGTGTTCTGGTAACATATGAAATCTGAACAGTTGTATAATTTTATGTACTGAGTCTTTTTCTTTTACATCTTTTGGTGCAAATACAAATGGAAAACTAAATTCTCTAAATGGCACTGATTGAAATATTGTTTCTAAATTAGGATTTTTTGCTTGACCAATTGCCTTATCAAATGTTTGTTGAGAGTTTTCAAAACCTGGTATTATACTTACAGCTCCAAATATACCCATTTTTGTGATTTCTCTGCCAATACCAAGTACTCCTTTACCACCGGCCACAAGTGTATCGTAAATACCTGTTTCATTCCTTATATCACCAAGCATAGCTCCTACATCACCTGCCAAGCCTGTTGCTGTATCTTCATAGGTTGCGCCATAATTAAATTTCATTGCTTCTGCTGGTGTGTATAATATAATACTATCTGAAACATAATTGTGAGTATCACCAGTTTTAGCCATGATACCTGAAGATGTTGTTCTTAATTTAGTTGCAGCTGTAATACCTTTTCTTTTTATTTGATTAGTTCTATTTTCACTAACTTGCTCCAACCCACCAGTATCACTAAATGAAAACTGTTTAAATTTAGATGATTTATGAGATACAATATCAAATATAACATAATGACCATTGCCTAAATTGCATGTCTCATTTGGATAATATACTGTACCATAATTATATGGATTGTTTACAGACTCCATGTGTGACAAAGGTCCTGTTGTGCCTATCTCTAACGGTGATTTGTTTAATAGTTTAGCAGCAACTTTTGTTGACTGACCCCCACCAAAAGATAATTTATTAGCAATGGCGCCACCAATGGCGCCACTGACCATTGTTCCTACTTTACCTCTGATTACATTTGCAATTTTAGATGTCCATGCCATATTTAATTCCTTTATATATACTAGTATATTTATAATGGAATGAAGAAATCTTTTAAAGGAATATATAAACCAATCAACCCAAGCAAATACGTTGGTAACGCAAATAACATAATATATCGTTCTCTTTTAGAGAGACGTATGATGGTATATTTGGATAAGAATGATAGTATAGTTAATTGGGCAAGTGAAGAATTACCTATAAGATATTATAGTCCTATCGACAGTAAATGGCATAGATATTTTCCAGACTTTATAGTAAAAACCAAAAAAGGCAAGAAATTATTAATAGAAGTTAAACCATCACGTCAATGTGTGCCACCTAAAAAACCAACTAGCAGAAAGACCAAGTCTTTTATGCGTGAGTCATTAGAATATATACGAAATAAAGCTAAATGGCAAGCCGCTACCGAATACTGTGACGAACAAGGTGCCGAGTTTAAAATTATTACTGAAAAAGATTTATCTTCTTTTATCTAACTATATTATCTATGTCTTCGGATGTTGGCCGTTTAGGCACTATGATAAACTTATTTTTAACATTCTTCACACCTAAAGTTTTTAGATATTGCTTAGTTTCATTGATAGCTCGTCTATCAAAATAATCTGATGTCATTTTAGATACGGTCATACTCATAAGTAAATCTTTCATATGCTCTTTAAAATTAAATTTAAGACCGCTTTCACGACCCATATAATAACTTAGCCCTATAATAATTGTTGTTCCACCAAAAAATAACAGTTCGTTCATTTTTTCTCCTTTGTTTATTTTAGTATTACACTTATATATTTTAAGTTATTCATTTTTCTAATCTATCTATCTTTGCTTATGTAATTTTTTTGTTCATTAAGAAAGTTTTCTACATGCTGACCCATTTGATTATCATTAGATAATTTCTCTGTAAAAGATAATATCTCTGTATGGTCTGTAAAAGATTTAAAGTCTTTGCCTTCCACGTTTCCCACGTTTTTGTTTCTAATAGTGGGTGGAGTTTCATTATTCCAACGCAAAAGCATATAAATCATATAAATGACTAATGCAACAAATGACAATATTACTGCTGTGAATATGATTTCTAGCCAGTGCATTGAAGTATAAAATGCCCTCTTTTTATTTTTTAAAATTTATATTTTTTGTAAATTTACTGCTGAAAGACCTTTAGGTCCATTCTCAACTTCAAATGATAGTTCATCGCCTTCGTTTAAATTTAAACCAGCGTCTCTAACAGCTGACGAATGCACGAACACGTCTTTTTCTTTGTCTTCTCTTGCAATGAAACCATAACCTTTAGTGCCATTGAACCACTTTACTTTACCTTTTAGTGTACTCATATTATTTTACTTTTCCTTGTTTTATTTATTATTGTTATTATTATTATATATGGTTTTTAACTATTTGTCAAGCTTTATTTAATTGACTATTGATTATTCCATCTACTACTGGACGTATTTATAATTGTTTCATCCGGACTATTATGAACAAAACCTGATACAACAGAACCACTGTTACTTGTACTCACAGTAGTTGGTGCATTATTCACTTGAATTGTAGCTGAGTTTGCGAGTTTATTAGCTTGAGTCTGTAATTTTCCAAATTCTCCAACCATTTCATTTTGAGTTTTGTTATTCTCAAATATACTAGGGCTTGTTATTTTATTAGAATTATTAGGTAATATTTTATATGCTTCATTTTGTGTGAATAAAGCTTTTGTTGGCTTAACTTCAGCTGCTGGCATTTCAGATTGATCTGGTGTAACATCATAACCATAATTTTCAGTATCACTCAATGATTGATACTTGCCTGTATTACCTTTTTTTCTATCTTTTTCTTCTGCCTTATCTGTAGATTCTTTATCCAAACCTAATAATTTACCTAAGTATGAATTTCTAAACCAATCGATAATTTTTACAAAAAAATCTTTAATTTTATCAATTTTATCTGCTACAAATGCTATAGCACCAATGACCGCCATAAATTTCAGCACTAATAATAATCTAGCTACTGTAAAGAAAGCACCTAGTGCCTTAATACCTACTGTAAGAATTTTAAATGCTTTAAGTAATAGACCACCTGACAAGAAGTTAAATAACTCAAACGTACCTTTGGCTCCTTCCTTCAACATCATAAAAGATTGAGCTACTGCTCTAAATGGTGTTAAAAATCCGTCTTTCATATTTTCTAAAAACATAGGTAGACCACCCCTTTCTGACCCACCTGTATTAGCAGTAGTTGGTATGTTAGATTTTTCTAAAACTAATTTACCCTCTCGAGTTTTTATGATTAATTTATCTAATTTTTCAGAATTAGTTTCTATTCTTGTTCTTGTATCTTTTTTTTCTTGATTACTCAAATCATCTTTAGTTTGTAACCTTTTTGCATCTAATTGTAATTCTTTCTGTAAAATAATAATTCTTTTTTCTGTCTCTTTTATTAATTTTTCTTCTTGTCTAATTTGTGATTTAGTTAATACTTCAACTAATTTAGTTTCTTTATTAACACGTGCAATAATTCCATTTTCTCTTAGTTTTTGTACTTTTTCTTCTGATTGACGAGCAGTTTCTTCTCTTTTACTCAACATATTAGCTAAGTCTTTGCTATATTCTCCTAAATCTAAACCTAATGTTTCTACCAATTTTTCTAATTTAACAATTGTTTTACTAAAATTAAATATAGGACCATTTTTTAAATCCTCAGTTAACTTATCAACCAATTTAGGTATATTTGGTATAATGGTTTTGGCAGCACCACCAATTGCAGAATTTGCTTTCTCCATTATTATCTTACTCAAATTCTCAATTGCTAATTGAGTTTGAGGCATTGCTAAATTGTTTTCTAAATTTGGTAAATTCATGTAATTTTATTTATTATATTACTGGTTCCCAATATTCTTTAAAGTAGTTTGTGCAATCTTTTCTCGTGTTCTACCAAATGCTGTTAATCCACATACTGCTCCCATAGACACGTGGTAAAGACCACCACCTTTTAATGTAATAGGTTCCCATGCAGTTAGCTCTATTCCCATATTAGATTGAAGAAGACTCCATAATATAGGAAATAAAATAAAATCTGTGGTGCATGTTATCATGTACACCCATCCCATCATCGGCCGCCACTTATTTTGCATCCAATTTTCATTTTTTATTATTTGTTCATTTTTCATTATTTGTTATCCCTTCTTTTTCTTTCGTTTTCTTCTTTAATATAATTAATTAACATATTGACATATATATCTCTTTCCCAAGGTAACATATTTTCAATTTCAGTTACGCTATATTTATGATGTTGCATTAATGCAAAATTAACTTCGAAATATGCCTCTAGGCTGTTATGGGAGAGGCCAATCCGAAAAAATCTTGTAATCCACTAAATGTAACTGTACTTTTAACACCTGTCTTTGGATTTGTGACTTCTTGTTGATGTCTCAATCTAGGCATAGTGTCAAAAAATTTTCTAATTTTCTCGAAAGAAGCTTGTGGTAACTTCTCTAAAAAATCTTTAAGTTCTTCTCTTGTACTGTCTACTCCAGGATACACTTTTTCTTTTTCAAAAATTTCATGTATACAACCTACCATCATATCGAAAGCTGTATCGTAGTCAGCGTTTTGTATCTGCACGTTGGACATCATTGACAAAGTAGGATATTTGAGAACAACACCTAATTGCCTTTGTTCATCAATTACTATTTTGTTTACGTGTTCATCGTCAACTTGCACCTCAACTTTTGATAAGTCTATTTCAATATCTGTATAAGTTTCATTATCGTCTGGACAAATAACTTTAAATTTAGACATTTCACCAACTGACTTTGCTCTTATTTGTAAGAACATATACTCTATATCAAACGTTGGTAATTGTTCTATTTTTAATTGGTCAAATGTACATGCACTTAAAATTGTTTTAGTTGCGTCTTGTATTTGTTTTTCTTCACCAGACTCTAGAGCAATTAACATTATTTTTTCTTCTTTGACAAGAAAAGGTCTAAACTTAACTTTTTTATCCTCAGAAGGAAGTGTCAACTCATAAGTTGGTGTTTCTATTATTGGTAATGCCATAATATTATCTCCTTGTTATTATATATTTATTGGTGGTAGTTTAAATGGTGGAAAAGCTCTACCGCCGGTAATTTTACCTAGTGGTACTCTACGTCTCAAATCATTCAACACGTCTCTACCTGCTCTTCTTAATTCTGGTGGTAATTTGCCTAATATACCACCTAGTACGCCGTCTTCTTTTATTGTTGGTTTTCCAAATCTAGATTGACCAAGTTCTATATTACCTTGTTTATCTAAAAAGAAATTAATCCAATACATGAATTTAAATGTAACAGAAAATGTTTGTACCTGATTGGCATCGTGAGAATATTCTACTTTACTAATTGATGTTGGTAAAGCATCAAATAATTGTACTGCATAAGTTTTTTCGTCTCTCTCTTGCCTTGATTCAAATGAACCTAATTGATATATTCTCATATCTGATACATAATTTTTATAATAGTTCATATTGAAAGATTTAGTACTGAAAGCGGCAGCTTGCCACATCTCAAAATAAGATCTTTCTCTCATAAATTTATCTGCATAAAAAGTTGCTGTTATTTCAGATGATTTAAAATCATATGCAATATGTCTAGCTGGTGCATTACCGTGCCTAACTTCCTTGGTAACAACTTCTCTATCAGGCATTTCAATTGCACTACAAAATGCTTGTACTCGTCTACCATTTGCTAGATGTACTTGATTCATTTCTTTTGCTGAAAAAAATGAATCGTAAGTTTCATCTGATACTAACGATTCAGAACCATCTAATGATTTAGGTAAATTAAACTCAACGTAAAATCTTGCCTTACGAGCAAAACCTTCTGCTTCATTTACCATTGCCTGCACTCTACCCATTGTAGATTCAGGATTACCGCCTTGTGTACGTTTTAATCTTGAATCACCTGTTACGTTGTCTAATGATCTGTCTCTTGGAATACCGATACGAATATCGAAACCACCAATTCTTTTACCTCCACGAAGTATGGCCATTAATACGGTTTCCCTTTTTTAAATTGTGCAACTGGCAAATAAACTGCTAATGCAGCTTCATCATAATCTATTCTTAAAAAATTACTTCTAGTATGTTCCCATAAGTATTTTTTAATTGCACCTTTTGTTAAACTTATATTCTTTACTCTATTATAACTAACATCAAATCTATTTTTCTCGTCAATAGTGCCTCTTACGGCAAATCTTTGTAATTGTGATAACAAAGTAAATCTCTGTGATGGTGGTAGGTAATGAAAATTAATACCTGCAAATCCACCTGGTATTGTCTCTATTGGTAGTACCAATGGAAACGTATCATAATATGGTAATGTCTTTTTATATTTAGGATCATAGAAAAACATGTTTAATCTACCAACACTTGGTCGGCCAATTAGTTTGCCTTGATTCATCAACTTTCTAGCAGTTACTCTATCTGCAATAGTTGATATTGCTTTTCTGTACCATGAAGCAGACTTTGGTGTACCATCTGCTTTATCTACAAGTGGATCTAATATACTTAATGCCATTACTGTATATTTATAATGAAAAAAGGGTTATAATAAAAAAAGGGCTACTATTTCTAGTAGCCCTTTAAAGTATGTTGTGTTTAAACGGAGGGAGATAGTTTATTCATCCTGAGCCAATTTACTAAAATAAGATAACGTATCGTCATCATCACTAACTGTAGGAGCACTAGGTGCCTGCATACTTTTTACACTAGGTGCTGAAGCGCTTAGCGGGAGCTCATCGCTTTCAACAGTTCTAGTGATTCTAGTACCTGAAATTACCCTATTCAGTTTCTCTTTGAGTTCATCATAGGATTTAAAATTGTCAGATGCTAAGAATGGTTTTAGAGCGTGTTGTTTTGACCAGATTTTTTTAATCTCGTCATCGCTTACAGCGACTGGTGTCACTGACTCAAATTCAGACTTATCATAGTTCCAATAACCATCAACTTTTCTGATTTTTAGTTTAAAGTTTGCACCTTTCCAAAAATCAAATGGATTAATTGGTTTTTCATCTTCAAAAGCGGGTTGCATTGCTTCAGTAATCTTATCAAAAATTTTTTTACCAAATTTGAAAAGAAATACTTTGCCTTCGTTTTCTGGATGTTTAGGATCTGATATAACTAGAATGTTTGAGTAATAAGATAATTTTCTTTTTCTCTTTCTAGCTATTTCTTTATCACTATCAACACCAGTATTCCATAATCTTGTGTTTTCTTCCGACACAGGATCTTTTTGATTTAATGTTGTTAATGAGTTTTCAATATACCAGCCACCTTTATCTTGAAATGCATGAGACCATAATCTCTGCCATGGCAAATCTTCGCCCTCTGGAGCAGGTAAAAATCTTAATACTGCATAACCATTACCAGTTTTATCTAGTTCAGGTTTCCATAATCTGTCGTCTGTGTATTTGTTTTTATTTGTTTGATCCTCGGGACTGAGGTTTTGTTCAAGAGCTTTAGTTAATTTATCAAAGCCACTTGATGATGATTTTAATGCTTCAAAATCCATATTCATATTCTCCTTTTATATTTGTTATATTCTTTGTATTTGTGTTACCTATATTATTCGGTATCATTATTATTTATACGCCTTCTTATGAGCTCTGCCAGGTTTATGTATATGATCTACACCTTTTGGCCATCTAAGTTCAAGTTCAACCATGCTACCATCTGTTTTTGCAATTTGAATATCGTGGCCATTGTCTACACTCTGACTCCAATATCTAATATAGTTGTCTATCTTTATTGTTGATTTAACAAGTTTTCTTTTTTTGATACTCATAACATCCAATATAACATAATTAAGTTATAATGTCAATGCTCCTAGCTAATTAATGATTCCATAGTAGTATAGTCTATATAAAAAACGTTTTTTAAGCCTTCCCATTCTTTGATAGGTTTGCTTATTAAATCATTGCCTGTATCTGCATGTGGATTGACCTTATAAAATGTAACTAGTGGATTATTAACAATTAAGTATTTCCATTGGTTAATCCAATTAGTTGGTGGTACTTGTTGTTGTTCTTTTAACCCATAATATTTGGTGTCTTTATAGATGTTATTAATCTTATCATCATTACTAGCCAGATCATGACCAATCAAAAACATTTCTAAACTAATTTTAAGTTCAGTATCATCACTGCCAGGATACAATTCACTTGCTTTTGGTTGGCGTTCATTTATTATAGCAATTGCACCAGAAGTAGGACCACAGCCAAATCCATAATCTCTAGGTTTCATTACATCATCTAAAGATTGTTCTTTACTATTAATTGTACACCAACTGACCTCAACGGCTGTATGATTTACATTTTCATATTCTAGCGTTTTATTCTTTTTTAATATTTTAACTGCACCTGATATATTAGAACCATGCATTACAAATTCTTGACAATCGCCTCTCTCATTTGAGTTAATGAGTTTTTTTTCTTTAATAAATGCCATTTCTTCATCTGTTATTGAAGCACCTGAATTTATAACAGACTCATATAACATTGCTGGTAATCTTGTCCAGCCTCTTAAATATGTTTCGTTCTCTTGACAATAACCACTATTATATACGTCATGTGCAATACCTGAATCAACTGCAACTAAAACATCTGGTGTAAAATCTCTATATAGTCCATTACAACCATATATTCTACCTTTACCTTTTAATTTATTTAAATTGTAATCTTTTCGGCTTTCACCGTTGCCTATACAAAATACAAATTTTGACATATTATTTTGGAAGTTTACCTTTCTTTATAACGTTTAACACTAAAGTTTTAACGTTCCAACCTCTGGCGGCACTATTTGTGATAACAATTTTAGAATTATCTAAATCTATAAGCATATATTGTCCATTTAATCCATCTGTTGCAATAATGTTTCTTTTAGTCATTCCACTAAAGTTAAAATAAAATTGAGAACCATATTGATAAGCATTATTATGAAGTGAGATACGTGAATTATCTCCTGATGGATTATATTTGGGCCAATTTTTTGCTTGTTGTTGTGACTCTCTTAAATAATTTCCTACACAAGTTTTATTTTGATAATCTTTCATC